TGATTGTGCTGCTCCGATTAATCTTGGCATTAGCTACTCCATGTTCCTGCTTTTACAGCATCATATACTGAATTCATATCCCATATTCCTGAACCTGTGCCACCACCTTGTGCTTCTTTAATACTTGCGACACCAGAACCACCTGCTGCTCCAGTAAAAGCACCACCGCCACCGCCCCCGCCACCGCCACCGCCTAAGTTGGCTGTGCCAGCAACAGCATTAGTAACTCCAGTAGAAGCACCTGCTCCGCCTCCACCTGCTCCGCCTGCGGATTGATGTGGTGCAGGTTGATGAGAGCCACCGCCCCCCCCACCTGCGTAAGTTACACTTACACCTGTAATTGAATTAGCTGTACCTGCTCCGCCTGTTCCACCGATTTTATTAACAGTTGCAGTTTGACCAACAGCACCAGCACCTCCACCGCCTCCACCAGCAGAGTCACCACCGCCAGTAAGACCATTACCGCCTGCGTTTCCTTGGCCTGAAGTTGCTGAACCACCGGGTAGACCAGCAGGAACAGTACCTGCACCTCCACCACCTGAACCACCAGGTCTTCCAGAAGCTTGTGAATCTCTATCTCCACCACCGCCACCCCCAATCATAGTCATGGAACCTGAGTTTGATTGACCAGGGACTGCTGCTGCACCACTAAGTGAATTTGAACCATCATTTCCTGCTACTGGAGAAGATTGAGTAGCTCCTCCTGCACCAATAGTTATTGGAAATGGATTTGCAGGTATATAGTAGCCAGGATTAAAATTCAATCCTCCTGCTCCGCCACCTCCAGCAGTTCCACCACCACCACTACCGCCACCTGCTACAATTAATATATCAACAGTTGTGGTATATGGAGCTTTTGTAAAAGTGCCACTAGAGTTAAATGTGGTAATAATTTCAGGTTGAACGATTGCTGGGTTATCTACACCCACTACTCCACCATTAGAATTAGCCATGGTTAGACCTCATTCCATTGCGTATTAGAGGCATCCCATGTGTATTTTTTTTCTGTCCCAATTCCTTCTATGTTATCAGACCAAGTAGAACCAATCCATTTTAGATTAGGCTCATCCCAATGAGGAAATACTGTTAAACTGCCTATTTCAGATACACTTGGATAAGTAACTGGTGCTTTCCAATCCCCATCAGAGTCTAAAGACCAAGAGGAATAAGGTTCAGCAACAATAAACATATCTAAAAATGAATTGTACAAATAGCCAATAGCTGCGTATTGTTTTCTAAAATTATTGTTGTATGAGGTTTGTTTCCAAGCAACGCCACCTGTTCCGTATGGAACGATTGTTGCTACAAATGTTTCTGCTTGAGTAGATTCATCGCCACCATTGGCATCAACATCTTCGTTGGATACTACTATTACTCGTAATACTTCTAAGTTGTTATCTAATTCTGCAAAATGAGCCATAATTAAATACCCCCTTAAGCGTCATCTAGTTCTTCGTAGCTAATGGTATAAGTTAAATCGCCATTGGCACTTGCACCACCCTCTAAGATATCTCCCTCTTCAAGGTAGATGCTTGAGTTTTTATCAATAAGAACCAAAGTAGCATCTGCTGGAACAGAAATAGTAGAGGCAAATAACACTACTGAGCCACCACTTTTGATAACCCCCATTGTTACAGTTGCAGCACTACTGCCATCAATATTTGCAACAATAATGTTGTTTACTTTAATTAGCTTGTTACTTGCACAAGTTAATAAATCAGTAGTTACTGTAGTAGTTAAAGCTCCACATATACTGTTACCGTATATCGAAGTTACATTTACTAAATTTGGATTTGCCATAATATTGTCCTAATTTTATCCGAAAACCAAAGCCATTGCTATAGCTTTACCTGTTGTTGCTACACCTGAACCACCTATACTAAGTGAAGATGCAACATTTAAATCTGTTAAAGCGTCTATCATAGCTCCGCCTGAACCTGCTCCGTCAGAATAAATTACAGATGTCATTCCAGTTAGAATGGTAACTGTAGCTCCTGAACCTTGTTTTATAATAATACTTTGAGATCCGCTTGTAGCGTTTTCTATAATCCATACTTTTGAAACTGTGTTAGGTCCAATTGTTATAGTACATGTTGAGTCTAAAGTTCCAGTATATTTTAAGAACATAGCTCGACCAGCATCTGCTGATCCGTCTGCTATTGTTGTTGTATGAGTGTCAGCGTTGGTAGTTATGGCTTCTGTTCCATAACCAAAAGCATCTCCAATAAGTTCTAAATTAGTATTGGTAGAATCGCCCCAAGTGCCGCTTTCGTCACCTGTTGCAATTTCTTTTAATCTTAAATCGTTTGTGTAAGCTGCCATCTTTTACCTCTGAGCATTTAGTATGCCATTTTTAACTGGCTATTGTATATTAAATTATGCGGCCACATCTGTCCAATTTGGTGTCTGAGATTGATCTATATCTTGCCATTTAAAGACATGCCCTAATTCTCCTGTAGCTGATACGCCTGTTATAGAAACATTTGCTTCTCCATCTACCGTTGCTGTACCTAATGCAGATGTTGCACTTAATCCTGTTACTCCAAATCTATTATCGGTTTTAGTGGTTGCAGTACCTAAAGCTGATGTTCCAGCTTGTCCTGTTGGAATTTGCTTGGCTTTGGCTGTAATGGTTGGAGAGCCTACAGCTCCAGTCCCTTCTTGACCAGTTACTGATACATTTGCTTCTGCATCTGGGACAATAGATCCAACGCCTGTTGTACCTGCAAGGCCGCTAACACTTATGCTATTGTTTGATATGGTTGTAGCTGTACCTAAAGCAGATACGGCTGCAAAGCCATTAACACCATGTTGAGCTTCAGCATCAACAGCTACACCACCATTAGTGACAGTTGCAGATAAACCGCTAGGTGATACTTTAGCTTTCGCTACAACTGATATTGTTCCTAGAGCAGATGTGCCTGCGCCTGGAGCTGATAGTGTGACTGGTATAGGTTGGCCCCAGGTTAATTGACCCCAAGTGCCTCGACCCCAACCGTTTATGATAGCCATTTAAGGCTAGGCGATTCTTATAATTGCTGTAGAAGCTGCTGCCGCTGGGAATACAATAGTAAAGTCGCCTGCTGTAGAAGTTTTATCTCCACCAAAATCAATTGTTGCAACTGATTTATTGCTGTCGCTTGAGTTGTAAATCATACAACCTCTAGCTGTTACTGTTGCTGTACTGAATGTTAAATCAGCAAAGTCAGTAAAAGCAGTTGTTCCAGAGCTAGTAGGTGCAACTTTAGTTAAAGTGCCTCCACCCGTACTATAACCAGTTCCGCTGGCTTGACCAGTTGTTGTAAACGAAGTTGTGGTAGCGCCTAATGTTGCTGATGAAGTATACAAAGCTAATTTGTATGCGTCACCATTGGTTGCAAAATTATGATTGCCGAGCAACAGCTCTTTTTTAAAGCTAGTTGTAAGTGTTGATGATATTGCCATAATTAAAATTTCCTAATTAAATCAGCAGCTTCTTTTAAACCTGCTTTTTCTAATTCATTGTTTATTGTAATCCTATCAGATTTTATAGCATTTTGCATATATAGTTCAATAAGTTTTTCTATATTGTCTTTGTAGTCTTGCACCTGTTTTTTTATTTCTTCAGGAGCATCATCACTAACATAAATCATTTTTTCAATACAACGCTTTGCCCAAAATTCAGTAGAATGGCCGCCTTCATCTGTTGTATGTACTTCTATTATTCCTAACTCTGGACCAGCTTTGTAACTCATTACCATTTATTCGGTTCTCCTACTTTGTTTTTTTTAAGATGACTGTCATGTTTATCAATTAAAACAGGTTCTTGTTCTTGTTTAAATTGCTGTATTTGACTTCTTTTTTTTGCAATTAAAATGCCTTTTTCATCGGTTATAACAACCAATGGATCATCAAGTCTGTGATAGCCATAAAGCTTTTCATGTGTAGGAACTGCTGTATCAAGCAAGTAACTTGTATGCGCAACTTCAACTTGAATGCCTTGATTCATAGCCTTGCTTAACCAAAACTCTACAGATGCTCTGCCTGATTCAGCAAAATGTAAATTGCCTTTATAACTAAAATCAACTCCAAATAATTTTATTTTTTCAACTTTATTCCAAACAGCAAAAGCGACTGCATACGAAACTGTATTATTTAAATAGTGACAGCCACATGCCCCTAAAATTTCATCAATGGGATATTCAACTAAACCAGGGCAACGATCATCTAATTCGCATGTGTAAACTGGGCCTTCATGCTCAGTTAGAAGCTTTGACATACTATTTGTTTGGCCGCCTGCATCATCGGTATCTAAAAATCTAGATGGTGGATCCATCATAAATACTCTATCGTGAAATATAACTGATGCTACTGCATTTATAGCCCAAACCTCATCAAAGTGTGCGCCATGTGATTTTGCTAAATTATAATCAAACCAACTACTGCCCATCCCCACAATAGCTACGGTTTTACCTTCAAGTTTCTTGATTGGTTTCATATCTTCTCCTTTTTTAAAAACTAAGTAATCTGCGTTCTTAACGAATCATATCTGTATTCGTCTCTTCTTCCTCTTGCCTCTGCTTTATTTTTTAATCTTGCCATTTCTTGTTGAAATCTATCTTCGTATAGTTTCATCATATCTGGATCGCCTTTCATAAAAATATAAGCTTCGACTAAACACCCATACAATAAACCATTTCTTGCATGTTCGGACATCCAGGTTCCAGTTGTATCTGTTACCAAAGAGTTTGGTTTGTATAAATAGTGTAGTTCAGTTGTATAATTTTGATCTGGAACTGGTGCAATAATAAAACTTGTTTCTTCTGTTCCAGTATTTAAGTTTTTATCAAAGTCTCCGTAATACAAAGGCAATCCTCTTTCTCCTGAGTCTGTTGGATCTGGCGCATACTCTTGCATAAAACTAGGATGTTTTTTATCTAAATAATGATAATCACCATTAGCATCTATTACAGATAAAGAAAAAGACAGCTCGAAATCATTTGGAGCTGTTAAAAATCTAGAACCAGCGGCCATAGATCCTTTTACATTTCTTCTAAAATAATCAAACTGAACAAGCTCAAATATTCTTTCTTCTGCATTTTTAATAATATCGTCCAAAGTGCTAACAAAAGTTGTTTCAGAGTTTTCTGAAAAATTTTGAATTAAAGTTTTTAATTCTGATAATGTTAAAGGACTACTCATGGTATTGTAATTGTAACCTCTCCAAGAGAACCTGTCATTTCAGAAACTGTAAAATTTGCTCCTATAATATCTGAGTTCATATAATGAGGTGTGTAGATATCGGTATAAACAACCACAACATAACCTTCACCAACTTCTTTATCTGTATCTGGTCTTGGCCTGTAAAGTGCTTGAGGATCAGCAGGAGCTGTATGCGGTTCTAGTTGAGGGTGTTTTGGCTCAAAACATTGAGAACAGACTTTAAAACCAGTCCATTCTTTTTTTAAATCTTTTAAAGGATATTCAAACGCACATCTGTCGCATAAACCTATTGCAAATTTACCTGAAGCGTAAGACATGTTACCTCAAACTATTAAACGGCCTAATTCTAAATGATGCTTTATCCTCATCAGTAGACATAGCCCTATCAAATTCTTCTTCGTATACTTGTTTTAATAATTGAACTTTTTCTGGAGCTCTTTTGATTGCAATATAATATGCAAGACCTGCTGCAAAACAAGGATAAAATCTAAAAGGCATATCCATTGTATTAGTTGCAGCGTCGGCATCATCCATTCTAATCATCTTATTAAAAACCAAAATGTCTGTTGAATTTTCTGGCGTAGGCCAAACTTTTAAAACAGGTGCATTTAATTTATCTAAAAACCATTGAGAAGGCATGCTTTGAGTTGTTTTATTGGGGATGTTTAAGTAAGAACTTCTGCTTAACCTATCAATAGAAATGTCTGTTTGTTCTCCGTTTGTTGTACGCCTCAAAACAACATCTAAAATATCAATTACATTAGAATTTAAAGTATATTCAGCCGTTCCTTGAGTAACAGTTTGAGTGTCTTGCTCTATTGTCCATTGGTTTAGGCCTCGGTTGGCCCATTCAGCAAGCATTAAGTTGATAGATCTTCTAGCAGTTTTTAAATCATAACCAGTTCTAAGCTCTAGGCCGCATCTTTCAAATGCTTCCTCTACGAACTCAGCTACGTTTGGTTCAAAATTTGTACTGCCTGAAAGTGCCATAACTAATCCTCTGGAGCGTATAAATTATTAAATGTTATGTTTGGGTCCATATAGCTCTCATGTTGTTCTGCTGAATGCGTCCATTGAGAGGGCATAAAATCTGGTGCTCCCTCGCCTACACGCCACAAAGCAGGATTTGTTGCTCTTACTCTATTATTTGGTAAAGCTACAAAACTGCCAGTATACTCACCAGCGTCTGTTAAATATAGCACATGTGATTGCTTATGTTGAGCGGGATCATCTGCTATAGAGTTCTCTGTATAGTCTACAGTAAATAAATACTTTCCTGTATAAAATTCTCCTCCTATTTTGCATACCCAAGGAGATGAACTTACCCTGTCCATAACTACAACAGAGTGCTCATGGCTTAAACAATCCCAAGGTTGAGCTAAATGGTCTTCCATTGGAGTTGGCCATTCTTCTAGAGGGATGTCTGCTACTAAAGCTTGTATAGGCATTCTTGCCCACATAGCGCCACCATGAACATTTGGCGCGTCTTCTTCATTATCTATTTCGCACCCAGTAAATACTACTTGAAATGATAAAGATCTGTCTGGAATTGTATTAACAGCTATAACAAGAGCATGCAAATACTCTCCGTGATAGTTGCTATGATTTGCCGTAAATTCTTTTCTTACCCAACATTTAAACTGAGGTATGTTGGAAATTAAATATGACATGTAAGGTGCAAATTAAACTTTGCCGCCTTTTGCCATATATTTAGTGCCTTTCATAGCGCCGCCCTTGGACATGTATTTAGTACCCTTCATAGCGCCACCTTTTGCCATATATTTGGTGCCTTTTGCTGCACCGCCTTTAGACATATATTTAGTTCCTTTTACAGAACCGCCCATTGCATAGCCTTTAGTTCTTTTATACATTATTTTTTACCTTTTTTAGTTGTTTTTTTTGCTGCAACTTTCTTAGCTGGAGCTTTCTTAGCTGGAGCTTTCTTTTTAGGCATATTAAGATAGATGCGATCTTCTTTTACAGGCTCATCTGGTCTTACTTTTGCTTTTAACCTTGCGGCCTCTTTAGCTTTCATTTTATCTTTTTTTGTCATAATTGCCTCTCTGGGGTTTTTTAATTTTGCAATAATATTATTCTATCTTAATATATTAGCTATTGCTCCTAATAAAATTTAGTTTTTTTTCTTTTGTTATTCATTACTTTACCACATCCTCTAGCAATTCTAATCTCCACGACATCGCCTTCTGATTTTTTAACTCTGCCATTTTTCCAACTAATTCTTTTAGAGCTAGTTTTTTTCTTGGCTGCTGATGTGCATTGAGCTTTTGTTGGTCTACAGGCAGGATAACTTCTACGTTTTTCACCTTTTTTTCTACCGCAAGGCTTACCAGTTTTACAGTCTACCCATCCTGTACCATCATTTTTAGAAAACCAATCTCTAAGTGTTTCTTTTTTAGCCATTAGCTTAATTTAGTTTTGGTTCTTTTGCCTGCGAGCATGTTGTTAAAACCTCTTGCTTGAACAAATGTTACTTCGCCACCAGTTGCTTTTTTTGTTCTTTTTTTACTATTGCCGTAATTGGCTGCGCCAACTTTTCTGCATTGGACCAATCTACCACTAGCATATGCACTAGGCCAAACTTTTGCACTACGCTTTACCTTATGGTAACAAGCGTCTTTTTTGGTTTTATTTTTAGCTGCCATTTAACATTTCCACCTTCGTCTTGCTTGACGTATTCTTGAGTTAGGATCGTTTCTTGTTTTAGCAGAACTTTTCTTTAGCTGACCAAGCGATCTAGCGCAATAAGATTTACGCCTTTTTGCTGCTTTACTGCCTTTTTTAACTTTGCCTGTTACAGCAGTTTTAAGTTTAGATCCAGGATTGGCTTTACGATAAGCGGCTACACCTTTTTTAGTCATACCAGCGCCAGACTTAGTAGGCCTATAATTAGCCCCTTTGCCCTTGGTGGTTTTGCGTATAGGTTTTGCTTTTCTGCGTTCTGCCATAACACTTAATATAGTAGCACTATAGAAGTGCTACTACAAAAATTTAAGCAGCGTAGTTTTTAAAAAGAGTTAACACTATAACGTACGAGTCATTGGCGCCAGCGCCTGTCGTAGTTAGCTTTATATCACCTGTTTTTCCACTTGCTGCTGCTGTATTTATTATTCCGCCAAATTCTGTAAAGTCTTCGTCAGTTGTGTAATCTGCATTAAGATCCCAACAAATAGTAGGAGTAGTTGCATCCCATAAAAGTTTTACACTCATGCCAAAGGTTGAATAAACAATCTTTGCAAGACGAACACCCGTACATGCTTTGCCATAGTTGTTAGGCTGCAAAGCGCTAACGTCTACTTTTTTTACTGCACTTTCACCCGTACCATCAGATGTACTGGTTAGCTGAATAATAGCAAGCCTATCGCCATCTAACAGAGTTGTTGATGTTGCTGCATCTGCCATTGTTTACTCCTATCTTTCAACCATTACATTAATGTAATCAACAGTCATAGTTTTTGCTACTGCTTCGCCATTTTGAATACCAAAAGAAATGGTTAAATCTTCATCATTAGGAAGGTTAGTATCTGCAAGAACCAAAGGCTCTGCATTATTAACAGAGTAATGGACATTTGAAGTATTTGGGTCAATAAACCAGCTTAAAGTAATAAACGTATCATTTGACATAGTAGCGATACTTGATGCTGTAGTAGCAGAATTGTTTTTCTCAACAGAAAGATCAACTGTCGCTGCTCCATCTGCACTAATAAAGAAAATACCATCTGTTACATCAAGAGGGGAAGTATCAGTTATATGTAATCCCATAACGAAATCACTTTGAGTAGCATCACTTACTTTAAATCTGCTTGAAAAGAATGCTCTTTTTCCACTAGCAAGTGTAAATGCTTCACCTTTTAGCTGTAAGAAGTCTAGATCGTTATCTCCAGCTGCGTTGGTAAGCAATAAAGCTCCACCAGCGGATGAAGTAACTGCTTCTGTTGCACTACCTGTGCCAGCTTCAGTTGTAGTGATTGTCCAATCACCAGAGTTATACGTCATAAAGTCATTAAAATAACCGTAGTACGTTTGATCCGATGGATATGGTTGAAACATCGGTAAGTCTTTTTTACTTTTACTAGCAACAGTATTACCTGCCCATAGTATAAGATTTTGGAAATGCGGATTAGCCATTATGAACTCCTTTTATTTGTATTAATGGAAACC